ATATATTGGAGCAACTTCTCGTAACCTATTAGATGAATGGGGTTATAACATGGACCAATATACAATGTTCTTTACAGAGTTTTGGGTACAAGAGTTTGCTAAAGCTGGTGGTGGACACCACGATACTCATGTTCATTGGGATAATCATATATCAGGTTTTTACTTTTTAAAAGCTTCTGACAAAACATCAATGCCTGTAATGGCTGATCCAAGAGCTGGAGCAATGATGACTAAACTTCCACAAAAAGATGGAAGTAAAGTATCTATAATGTCAGACTCAATACATTATAGACCTAAACCAGGTATGTTAATGTTTTTTCCTGCCTATGTACCACATCAATTTTCTGTTGATGATGGTGTAGATGATTTTAGATTTATTCATTTCAATTTACAAGCAGTTAGAAATATTATCGTAAACGCAGCCAAAGGAATAAGATAATGAGTAAAGCTTTGTTTAAAAAGAAACACTATCTAGTCATAAAGAATGCGATTGATCCTAAGGTTGCTAACTTTGTTTACAATTATTTTTTGATGAAACGACAAGTTGCTCAAACATTTTTTGACTTTAGATATATTTCACCATATAGTGAAGAATATGGAACATGGAAAGATGATCAGATACCTAACACATATTCACATTATAGTGATATAGCCATGGAAACTCTTTTGTTAGCCTGTCAACCTAAGATGGAAAAACTTACAGGAATAAAATTAAATCCTACCTATTCATATGCTCGTATATACAAAATGGGTGATGAATTAAAAAGACACAAAGACAGATTTAGTTGTGAAATATCAACTACTATGAATCTAGGTGGCGATGAATGGCCGATTTATTTAGAGGCAAAAAAGAATGTTGGTTTACCTGAAGATGGTTTCCCAGCAACATCAGATAATAAAGGACAGAAAGTCATACTAAATCCAGGTGATATGTTAGTTTACAAAGGCATGGTATTAGAACATTGGAGAGAACCCTTTATAGGGAAAGATTGTGCTCAAGTATTTTTACATTATAATAATCAATTTTCTCCAGGAGCAGATGATAATATCTTTGACCAAAGACCTCATGTTGGGTTACCAAGTTGGTTTAAAGGTAGAAAAATAAACTCATAAATAGTATTATGAGTAAATTAGAAGATAAGGTAAATGAAATTTTAGGAATTGACACTCCTGAGCCTACAAAAGAAATAGTTAAACAGGAATTTAAACCTGCTGTTCCTAGAACAGAAGATAAAGAAGCTCCAAATGTAGATAACGACTACAAGTATAGCAGAGAAAACTATTATAATCTTATAGAACGTGGACAAGAAGCAATAGAAGGTATATTAGATATTGCGAAAGAGGGACAACACCCTAGAGCTTATGAAGTCGCTGGTCAATTGATAGGACAAGTTGCTACAACTGTAGATAAATTACAAGACTTAAATAAGAAATTAAAAGACTTAAAAGAATTACCTAAAACAGCAAATGCGAATATTAAAAACGCATTGTTTATAGGATCAACAGCTGAGTTACAAAAGATGTTGAATAAAAAAACTGTAGAAACAAACAGTGAGCGTAAAAAAGAAAATGAAAACTTTGAAGGCAAAGATATTACACCCAAAGAAACAAACACTAAAGATTAGTGAACTAACTTATAATCAGCATTATGAAAAATATAATGTTAAATTAGATCAAGGTGTAGATAAGATAACTAATATTATGGAACAACCAATAGAAGTCTTTAAACACAAAGTTAATGATACACCTAGATTAGGTGCGTTAGAGAAAGCATACAAAGAAAAACTGTATAGTGTTCACAAGGGTGGACAAAGAGTTACTAGAGCTGTTCAATTAGGTTATACCCATATAGAGGCAATCGTTTATGAGTGAAAACGCTTACCTTGGTAATCCAAATCTAAAAAAAGTAAATACACCAGTAGAGTATTCTGAAGATGAAATTTTAGAATATCAAAAGTGTATGAAAGACCCATTATACTTTATGGAAAACTATGTTCGTATTGTATCACTTGATGAAGGTCTTGTACCTTTTAAGATGTATGGCTTTCAAAAGAAAATTGTTGAAACAATACATAACAATAGATTTACAATTTGTAAACTACCTAGACAGTCAGGCAAATCAACTACAACTATTTCTTATCTTTTACATTATGCTTTGTTTAATCCTAATTCAAACATTGCGATACTAGCAAACAAATCATCTACTGCAAGAGATATATTAGGAAGACTACAACTTGCTTATGAAAATTTACCGAAGTGGATGCAACAAGGTGTAATCAATTGGAACAAAGGTAACATTGAATTAGAAAACAAATCAACCATAGTTGCTGCTGCTACATCTTCAAGTGCTATTCGGGGAGGTTCATATAATATTATATTCCTTGATGAGTTTGCTTTCGTACCAGCAAATATATCTGAGCAATTCTTTAGTTCAGTTTATCCTACAATTTCTTCAGGTACAAAAACAAAATTAATTATAGTATCTACACCTCATGGTATGAATCAGTTTTATAAAATATGGACAGATGCTGTTAATAAGAACAATGATTATATTCCTATTGAAGTACATTGGTCAGAAGTACCTGGTAGAGATCAGGCATGGAAAGAAAAGACAATTAGAAACACAAGTGAGGAACAATTCTCACAAGAGTTTGAGTGTGAGTTTTTAGGTTCAGTAGATACATTAATCTCTCCAGCAAAAATTAAGAATACGGTTTACATAGACCCACTTCAATCAAAAGGTGGCTTAAGAATGTTTAAGAGACCTGATAAAGATAAATTGTATGTTGCGTGTGTTGACGTAGCTAGAGGTACAGGTAAAGATTACTCTGCGTTTATAATATTAGATGTAACTAAAAATAAAGATGGTAAAATATTATATGAAGTGGTGGCGACTTATAAAAACAATGAAGTCAAACCATTTGTATTTCCAAACATAGTGGCTCAAACTTGTAAGGCGTATAATGAAGCACATGTATTAGTTGAAGTCAATGACTTAGGTCAATCTATATCAGAGGCGATGCACTATGAGTTAGAATATCCTAACATATTGATGACTACTCAAAAGGGTAGGGCGGGTCAAATACTTGGAGCAATGTTCTCAGGTAGAGGTACGTCATTAGGAATAAGAATGACAAAACAGATAAAAAAGGTTGGTTGTGCGAATTTTAAGACGCTTATGGAGGGTGATAAACTATTAATCAATGACTTTAACATAATTGAAGAAATGTCCACTTTTTCTCGTAGAGGTAACTCATGGCAGGCAGAAGAGGGGTGTAATGATGACTTGATTATGTGTCTAGTTATATTTGGCTGGTTATCTAATCAACCTTACTTTAAAGAATTATCAGATTCAAACATTAGAAATCAGATGTATGAAGAACAACAAAAATTGATGGAACAAGATATGGCGCCTTTTGGATTTGTAGATAATGGGATTGATGAAATCACAGATGAAGACACAATAGATGAATATGGAACAAAGTGGTATCCTGTCGTAAGAAAGGGTCAATAACTGTAGATTAAGGTTATTATAAATATCTACAATGACAAAAAGTTTGACTATGGACATAAGAAAACTTATGAATTTTGATAAAACTAAATTTAAAGAGGAGAATTAACCAATGGCATTTCAAGTATCACCAGGTGTTCTCGTACAAGAAAGAGACTTAACAAATATAATTCCAGCAGTATCAACAAGTATTGGTGCTTTTGCGGGTCAGTTTGCTAAAGGTCCAATTGATGAGATTGTTTCAATCTCTAGTGAACAAGAATTAGTAGATACGTTTGGGAAACCTGACTCAAGTACATTTGAGTATTTTTTCACAGCGGCTAACTTCTTACAATATAGTAATGCTTTGAGGGTTGTACGAGCCCAAAATACTTCAGTAACAAATGCGACAGCTTCAGGCTCTAGCATATTGATTAAAAATACTGATGATTATACAAACAATTACTCTACAGGTCAAGGCTCAGTAGGTACGTTTGCTGCTAGAACTGCAGGAGTACACGGAAACAGTTTACTAGTATCAACTTGTCCGTCTGCTTCAGCTTACGAAGAAATATCAACTTCATTAGTTGCTTCAACTTCAACAACAAACGCAGTAGGTAATACTACTATCGCAGTTGATGAAGGAGACAATTTTAATGTTGGAGATATTATTCAGTTTTCTACAACAGCAA